GCCCTGATCCCTATGCCGACCACTCTACGCCCCCATCAAGAGCGTGCTGTGATTGCCATGTGGGATAATGCCAAAGGTCAGGTTATCATCCCAACTGGTGGTGGCAAGACCATGTGCATCTTTGAGGACATCTTGTCTTGTATGGAGATGATAAGAAAGCGTCACACGTTTGTGATTGTTGCTCCTCGTATTCTTCTGGCAGAGCAACTCTGCTCTGAGTTCAAAGAGTTTACTTCCAAGAGCATCAATGTGATGCACGTTCATAGTGGTGAGACCAAGTATTTCAGCACCACCAAAGTCAATCAGATCCAACTTCATCATAACATCTGTAAGACTGCTGGTGAGCATGAGATCATCTTCACCACTTATCACTCTCTTCATAAACTTGAAGATGCTGGTGTTGAGGTAGATTGTATTTACTTTGATGAGGCACATAATAGTGTTCAGCGCAATTTCTTTGGCGCGACAGAGTATTTTTCTACTAACGCTAAGCGTTGCTTTTTCTTCACTGCTACTCCTAAACATTCTGCCACTATTGCAAAACCTGGCATGAATGATGTTGAGGTTTATGGTAATGTAATCTGTCAGGTTGGTGCTCCCGAATTGGTGGAGGGTGGTTACATTCTTCCTCCTAAAGTTGTTGTTAAAGAACTTCCTATGTTGAAGGATAAGCAACTCATTCAAGAACGTGATGCGGATAATCTTCTGGAAACTATCAAGGATAATTCTCTGGATAAGATTCTGATTTGTGCTCGCTCTACCAAGCAGATTATGCGACTAATCACAGAATCGCAGTTCATTGGTGAACTTACATCCATGGGTTACTCCTGGATGACTATTACTGCCAAGACTGGTGGTATCATTGATGGTAAAAAAGTCAATCGTGAGGTGTTCTTTGAGACTCTCAATGCTTGGGGTAAAGATCCTTCTAAGAAGTTTGTGGTGCTCCACCACTCTATTTTGTCAGAAGGTATCAACGTCAGCGGTCTAGAAGCAGTGTTGTTTATGCGCAACATGGATTATATTGGAATCTCTCAGAGCATTGGAAGAGTTATTAGACTCGGTGGTGCCAAAAAAACTTTCGGATTGGTCTGTGTGCCTGTCTATGATTCTGTGGGCATCAGCACTGCTAAGAAAGTTCAAGCAGTCGTTGATGTGGTTTTTGAGAAGGGTGAACCTGCTATCAGCGTTGCCAAACGCTGAATTTATGGTAGAATATGGGGGTAGTCGAGCGAACATCCTCTTATGCTCATCGAAGTCAAACTCTATGTTGCTGGCAAAGTCTTCCGAGAGGAAGTCTACGCCAGAAACTATGATGAAGCACGTCAAGTTGCACTTGCTCGCAATCCGAACGCAACGGTTGTAAGTGTAACTGGTATCTATCGCTAACTCTAACTTTTCTTTCAAAATTTTAAAAATGGAATGGAATGCAAATCCAGAACAAATTGCTGCTGGTTATGGTCTAGATGTTGAAGAATGGATTGATAGTGTCACTGGAAGCACAACATCTTTTCTTTCTGAAGCAACAGTTGCCAAACTTCTTGGTGGAGTGAGAGTCAAAGGAGAACAACTTCCTTATGATGTTGTTGTCAAAGATCGTGTTAATCAACTTATTGAGGTGAGAAACATTTGCAAAACAGGTTATGTTTATTTTTCACCCTCAACTGCTACTGGTAAAGGTCGATTCTTTTGTAAAGAAGACCATGACAAAAAACTAAAAGCACTTGATTCTTATGTTTTTTGTGATCTTCGTGATCGTTTTCGCACCCCTCCTAAATTTTATGAGATTCCTGTTAGTAAAGTCATTGAACTTCAAGATTCTGGTGTAATCAAAGAAGGTAAAATTACTAAGGGTCAATTCTTTAAATTATTCCCCTACGAACAATATCAACTTCGCAAGTAATATGGAAACAAATATCATTCACATTGGAGATAACATTGTAAATCTGAAGAATATTCCCGATTCTTCTGTTGATCTGTGTGTTACTTCTCCACCATACTACAATCTTCGTGACTACAAAAATAGTGGTCAGATTGGTGCTGAAAAGACTGTGAATGATTTTGTTGAAAACTTGTGTAAGGTTTTTGATGAGATTTACCGTATCATGAAACCAACAGGATCATGTTGGGTAAACATTGGAGATACCTACAATAATAAACGTTTACTTCAGGTTCCAAGTCGATTTGAGATTGCAATGTGTGATCGTGGTTGGCAACTTCGTAATGAAGTAATCTGGAGTAAACCAAATCCTCAACCAATCTCATCAAAAGATCGTTTTTGGAGTAATCATGAAAAGTTCTTTTGGTTTGTAAAAGATGTAAAACAATACTATTTCAATAGAGAAGCAATTTTGGTTCCGCAAGCAGAGATTAGTATTCGGAGAATGTTCTCAAAAAATAATATCAAAAAAAGAAAAGATGCCAATGCTAGTGTAAAAGAAGGTTTTTCTCTCTCTTCTGTTAGTCAAGACAGGCATTATGCCAAGATGCGCGAAGAAAGTGGCATTGATAAAGATTTTAACTATGAAGAGTTGATTAGATCTGGCAAATGTCCTATGAGACCTGAATTTTCTGTTTGGGATGTTGCTTCCACTACTTATAGTGGTGCTCATTTTGCAGTTTATCCTCCTGATTTGATTAAAAAACCTGTTTTGGCATGTTGCCCAGAAAACGGGATTGTTGTCGATCCTTTCATGGGATCTGGAACAACTGGAGAGGTTGCCAAACTCAATAATAGGAAGTATATTGGATTTGAATTGAATGCAGATTATGCTAAATTAGCACAAGAAAGGATTGGTAAAGTTGGAGGTATTTTTGTTTCATGAAATTTCAGAAACCATTTATTTCCAAACCGGGTATATTAAATACCAAACCTGAAGATCCTTTAGGTTATGTTTCTAAAGATGGAACTTGGGCAGCAATTCCATGGGCAGGAGTCAAAAAAGGGTTCTGTATTATACATAATGGTAATCAAGTGCATTTTGTAACAACGTATAAGCAAGCACTTGCATATATTAAAAAACAATCTAAAATTAAGGCAACATCCACACTAGAGGAATTTCTATGACTGAAAAAGATGTCAAACGTAAGGATGCTTTTTTTATTTTTTATGAAAGTGTTTTGAAACCAGATCCAGAACTCCGCCAATATGCTCACGATGAGCAGTGTTTTCATGAATTGATGGAGTGGAGGCAAGAAGTAATTACTTATCTTGATGAAAGAAGAAATCAAGAGTTCAACTCATGAATTATTATGAATTTTTTTGGTTAATTATATTTTCAGTTATTTCTGTAATGATAGTAATTGACCCAAACTTTGGAAAATATTTGATACTTATTTTTGACCTATTAAAACTCAATCTTGTAAGATATTGGTTAATGCTAAAGTATCATCCAAAATATACTTCTTCCCCATTATATAAATGGTTAGCAATGAGGAAATATATAAAAGTTGCTGAAAAAATTCAAAAAGGAGCAAAAAATGATTTTTTCTAAAGTTTCCAAAGGAGATTTAGTTACTTACATTGGATCTTCAAAAGAACAAGTTAATTGGGGAACTAACGATAATCCAGATAGAGTTCTCATTCGTGGAAACAAGTATGTTGTTGAACTTACAGAAGTTCATACATCTCACACAAAAGTAAAATTAGAAGGATTTGATGGTTACTACAATTCTGTTTCATTTTTGAAAAATGATTAACAAGATTAAAAATTGGATTCTAACTCTCACTGATACTGATGTTGTTGCTGAAGATATTAGTGATGAAAAATCAATTTATGATAAAATTGTTGAATTAGAAAAAAGAGTTGTCAAACTTGAAGAAGAAAACATTGGAACAACAAATGAACTTTATGAACTTCAAGTTCTTCTTGATAGTTGCTTAAAAATTATTTCTGATTATAAGGAGAAAAAAGACAATGTATGAAGAATTGAATGACTTTGAGGAAGCACTCAAACACTTTGGAACTAGAGTAGAGTTTGCTATTGCTATGGAAATGAGTCGAAGAATTACACCAGAGGAAGCATATCAATCCATTAAAGATGAACTTAAATCATTAAAAAAAGTTCGTAAACAGTATAATAGAAATGATGGATGATAGTCTCAAAATACATCAAAATGAAGATGGTTCATTCAGTATAGAATGGGATAAAGAAGATCCACAATGGTCATGGTTAAATGGATTGACATCCAAAGAAATTCAAGTTATTATTGAAAAAGCAATTCAGGATTATCATAATGACAGAACCAACTAACAAATATGAAAACTATTCTTTGAAAAATCTTGAAGAATGGTTACATGATTCTCTTAACTCTGAAGCGACTGTTGATGAAATCTATAGTACAATTGTGAGAGTAATCAGAGAACATTATAATTATCACCAATCTTGTGCAAAATCTTCTAAAAGTCTTTTGAATAAATTTTATATTTACAATTATTCCGATTCTTTTGTTGATCCATATAAACCAGATCTTGTTCAATTTTGGTCTGATCCAGATATTACAGATAGTGATTCTGGTAGCAATTCAATGAGTTTCAAAGATATTATTGATTTTAACGATAAATTGAGGAAAAAGGAGAACAATTGATGACATTATCTAAACAAACAGAAGAATCACTACGAGATGCAGAATCTTGTTTGCGTAATGCTCTTGTTTCTGCCGCACGAAACGAGAAACCATATATCTCAAAGCATATCTCTGATATGATTGTAACAATAGAAAGTATTATCAATATTGATAGTATGTTTGACTATATGGAAGAGCGAATGGGTGATCAGCACAAATAAATACTCTTATTATGACATTTTAAGTAAAAATGGATAACATAGACCAACACATTCAACATGATGAAGAACTTTTGAGTGATCCAACCATTTCTCCGCAAAGCAGAAGACATACAGAAGAAGAACTTGAAGCACTCAAAGTTTATAAAGAACATCATCCCGGAGAGGAACACGATCCAAACTCATTAGAGTTGTATTGTGACACTCATCCTGATGCAATGGAATGTAGAGTATATGATGATTGATTGTTAGAATTACATAACATTCTCTTTATATTTTGGTATAAATGATAACTTTTTGGTATAATAGCGATACTAAATTGATTAAATAGTAATGTAATTTTTATTTAAAAACAAATATGGAAATCTTTTTAACACTTGGAGTTTTGGGTCTCGTTGCTTATGTTGCAGGAAAAATGACACCATCGACTTGAGGTGTGACAGTTGAATAAGCGGCACAAGGGGCAGCGCTGCCCCTTTTTCATGCCCTATAATACAGAGGTAATCAAGGGAACACCCCATGGCAACCCGCTCACGCATTGGTCTCCAACTCTCTGATGACAGCATTGTTTCTGTCTATTGTCATTATGATGGTTATCCTGCCTACAATGGTCGCATTCTTCGCACTCATTATGATACCATTGAGAAAGTTCGTGAACTGATTGATGGTGGTGATATGTCATGCACCCGAACAAATGCGGGTTGGAACAATGAAACCCTGCCTGAAGTTGGTCCCTTGTATTATTCCTCTCGTGGCGAAGATTGCCCTCCTCGTCATGACGAAACCATGACTGAGTTCTTTAAGAATGGTGAAGAATTTGGTTATATCTTCCAAAATGGTGAGTGGTTCTGTTATGATACTAAAACCTGGAGCGATACCTTTGCGCAGGTTATCGAAATCCCTACTGGAGCACTGGTATGATTGATCTCAACACTCTGTCTCATGACGAAAAAGAAGCACTTGCAGAAGATTGTGAAGACTATCTGCTACATCGCCACATTCCATTATTCTCTCATTCTTATGACAACATAATCATTCAGGCAATCCGCGAAGGTTATCAAATGTCTAAGTTTGATCGACCTGTTCGTAAAAATTAACATTCACTATGACACTTCCAGAACTGGTCTACGCTTGGTTGCTCAAGCAACTTGGCATCCTATGATTACAAGGTAATCAAGGGGTATCACCCATGGGCAACACCAACGTGTTCTACAAGGTTGAGATTGACACCAAGGATGCAGTGCAACCGATCATCTACTTCCGCAAGTGCAAGCGTTGCAGCACTGCCAAGGGTGCCGACCGTCAGCACGATCGCATCGTGAATGAGACGGTGAACGACTGGCGGCAATTCTCCTCTCAGATCACTCGCTACACCGTCTCCCGTGTGCCAGCTGACGTAGTGGTCGGTGGTTACATCCGCTGACCACTCCCTGCCCTATACTAAGTTCATCAGCAACCAACTCCCATGCAACTCCAAACTTCCGCCACTCAGATCGACTTTTTCCCTGTTAGCACTGGCAACATTGCTGGCAGCAAGCGTTTTGTGAAGCGTGTGATCTGGCACAAGGGTGAAGAAACTGAGATGACTTCTTTCTCCACTCGCCTCAAAACTGATGCAATGTATGACATCAATCAGTATCTTGCAAATGGTGCCACCGTAACCGACTTTAACCTGGAACCATACACTGGCACCGATTACTCTCCTCTTTACTGCTGATGCCAGTTCAGGGAGTGGCACACTGCCACTCCCAAACCGACCAAATCCACTCTATACTGACTTCAGTTCAGACAAAGCACATGACTCATTCATTTGCCGTTCAACCCATTCGCTGGAACAATTTTGATGATGTTGCCTGTGTCTGGGCAAATGATATTAATGATGCCTTTCGTATTGGGCAGAAATCATTTGAGCAGGGTGGATTTGATGAACCTTGTATGATCTGGATGATTCCTGATCAAGGCGAACCAATTCGCTGGTGCCGTTGTGATGAAAACACCAATGCCATTGCTGATATGGTGTTTGGTCGCCTATGATTCATTTTGTGTAATGTTCCCTTGCTAATTAACAATGTTTGATGAACTCTGGTCTGAGATTCAAGATGCTCCCGGTGAGATCTATGATGTCATCGAATACAAGGAAGAATGGGAGAAAGATGATAAGTTTGACGTAGAATCTTACATCAACGGTAACACCGACTATTGAGAACAATGCAACCCCAAATCACCGCCACCTTTCACCCTGACATGAACAAAGAAGATCTGATTCATTCCTATGCTCAGCAACTACTGGATAGCATGGACATGAAAACAATGGAGCGTTTTGTTTATGATACGTTAATAGAAAATCTCAGTGATTACAATCAGGAAGAACTAATCACTGAGATTAAAGATTATTATCCTGAACTGTTGGAGGATCAGGAAAACTAATCAATCGGGGGGTTCTCAAATCCCCCTTCCATGCTCTACAATAACCTCATGGCATTCGTTTCCACCTTCGATCACACAAACCCCATGACTGACAACATCATGACTGATCTTGAATTTTCCGGTGTGTATTTGACTGTTGAAGAGCACGGTTGTGTTTATACTGTGTGTACAGAAGGTGAGTTGTTCTGCGCTCCAATTCATCATGACAATACTATCAATCTGGAAGAGTTTGACTTTGTTGATTATGATCAAATGATGGGAGATGAAGTTGGGATGAAAGAACAGTTGGATGAAATTCAATTGACACTGTGTAAGATGATGCAAGCAGCAGGATTGTTTTATACGACTGTGCCAGTCTGAAAACTGGCACAAGGGCATCCTGAAACCCTTCTAGGATGCCCTATAATACGTTCATACACAAGGGAACCACCCCATGACTACCACCTTCTCTGACTACGACTTTGCTGCCCAGTGTGCCGACGCCAACGCCTTTGCTGACTTCTGTGCCCAGCAGGATGCCCGCAACACCATTCAACTGAATGTTACAAAGTGGTGCTATATGCTGTGTGATGCTCTGCGTCAGAACTACATCAAATACTCCATCGAACAGCATGAACGTTCTATTGACTATGCTGATGCTGGTGATGTGCGATCTGTTCGTTATCATGAAGCATGTATTGAAGAACTGAAGAATGGTCAGTGTGATTATGACTTTATTGTAGAGTCTGGTCGTAAGTATCACAAAATCATTATGGATATTAATGGTTCCCGCAGTGTTCATGCCTTTGTTGATAAGAAGACTGGTGAAGTTTACAAGGCAGCATCATTCAAGGCACCTGCCAAGGGTGTTCGTTATGACCTGCGAATCATTGAGCAACGTGAGTGGTTGCTGGAGAATGCTGACTGGGCAGGTGAGTATCTCTACCTGACCTTTAAAAAGGGTTGATTAAGATGAAAGTTACCGAACACTATGGAAATACTCCCCCTGATCTTCAGGGGGATGAGATTGATGCCTTGTTAGAGTTAGTCAAGGATCAAATCACGAATGATGAAGAAAAGTCAGTTCGATTGTTTTATGCCAAAATTTATGGTAAACTGCTTGGTATGAAAACTGCTCTTGATACATGAGAGACCGTATAGTATTCATTCTTCCGTTTATTCAGGTAGTTATTGCAGTGGTGACATTGTATAGATTACCTGAACCACCACCACAGTATCATTGTCAAATTGCACAGGATACTTATGGGCAACAATATAACTTTTTCATTTGTAATCCAAAATGATGACACAAACTGAAAAACTAGCATTTATTGGATCTTTCATTTGGTTTTTGCACTGGGGAACATGTCTATCATTGAAACTTCTGGAGATGGGTATATCCCAAACCTCTGTGAAAATGTTGCTGCCTGGTTTGTGAATCAGTTCATCGAAGATGAAATCTGTCTGGAGATTGAGCATGTAGCACTTGATCATCATTTGACATTTGGTTATTGTACCGTGATGGATGATTATCACAAACCACGACACTTCTTGATTGAACTGAAACCGTTCATGGCGGAGAAAAAGTATATACAAACACTTTTTCATGAATTGACTCACATGCGACAGTGGATAGAGGGTCGTCTCACCTGGGATGGTCAAAAATCTTATTTTTGTCAAGAATGCACCGAAGATTATGAGTATTGGGATCAACCACATGAAATTGAAGCACGAAATGAAGAACGAAGACTCTATGATTTGTATTTGAGTGATAAAGAGAGTGTGCCAGTTGAATAACTGTCTACTCATCTTCTTTCAAGCGCCTTCGGTGCTTTATAATTACCTTGTAAGCAATCCAATGTCAATGTCAATGCCAATGTCTATCTACAAAACCTATTGGTGTTTTCCAAATCAAAAAAAACCATCTCCATCAAAAAAATGAATCAAATTAAATTATATGGTTTGCCATTTATGATTATCATACTTGGTTTAATCAGTTATTTAAATTGGTTAGCAGATCAAAGTGAAGAAAAGTTTTTAATTGATCAAGAGCAAAAACATCAAAAACTATGTTCTGTTCTTTCACAACCTCCCACTGATTGTTCATTCAAAGGTAATTAAATTTCATGACACTCACTTCAAACCAACTACAGTTTTTCAAGGAAAACTTTGCTTCTGTCATTGTTGATGAAATGGAGTATGATGATATTGTTGAATATGCAATTTTAAAGATGGCGGAAGAGATGAAAGAAATGACAGAAGAAGAAGTTTATGATAATATTGTAGAAACATTTGATAAAGAGACTGCAACTGATCAGTATCGAATTGCAAAACTTTATGACACGAAGAATTGATTATTTCTTTCTCTTGTTGTTTTTTGTATTCGGAGCGAACATGGTATTCTTTGCCATTCGTTCCGAAGATTATGAAGATCGTTTACAGCGTGTCTGTATCACACTTCCACCAAACACTCATCTTGATTGCTTAACAAATCAATGACTCAAAAACCGTATGAAATAACAATTTGCCTTTCCTCTGCAGAGATTGGAATAATTATTTCTTCACTTCAAACACTTTCTCTTTCTGAAGAAAAGCAACTTTCCAGACAATTTGGATCAGTTCCAACTCTTTATAATAAGTTGCATTCAATTTGGGATGAAATGGATCATTCTGAACTGGA